AATTGTTGGGTTTGTTCCTGTTACCGAAGCAACCTCATTCTTCCAAGAAGCAGTAATTGAAGTGTTGCGTGGGAAAGCAACATTGCCATATAAACCTGTCATTGGTGTTACTCCAAATTTTGAGAAATACAATTTAGGCCACAAAGCATCAATGAAAGTCATGATAGTGGTTTGCACTGCATTACCTCCCAAACTGCCTGTACCCAATTGCATGGTAGCACGTTTCTGAACTTTGTTGGTGATGGCATCCAACGCTTTCATTGGGATGACGATTTCACGGCCCGAACTTGGCACGTTTGCGTTGCGTTGCTCCTCTTTACCTAGTTGGCACATTTCTTTTACGAATCCTTCGGCACGCCCGCTTATAGCTGCATCGTGGAAGTCACGCATTGAAACGTGTTTTGCGATTTCTTTGCCCTCGCTATCAACTACCTCAGTAGATACTGGCATAGCTGGTTTGCTGCGTTGTTGTGACTCTAGGATAGAAATATCCTTGTTGAAGGTTTCAATTTGCTTGCAGTTTGATTCAAACTCGCTACGCATTTCTTCGGTTGCCGTGCCTGCGGAAACATGGTTGGCGATTTCGTCATTTTTTGCGACAAGGGAGCCAACCGCCTCCCTGATTTCCTTAATGGTTTTCATTTTTGTATGTTGTTTTTTAATTTAAAGTTTCTATATTTCATTGCGAAAGCATCAGCATCACTCTTAGGTTTTGCCTTTGCTTCCAAAAGTTCTTTTTTCTGAATTTCGTAGTCATATTTGCTTCTTGCAGATACTGAGGTGTTTTGATATGCAGGGTAAGTGACTGGGCTAACATCGAACAACTGACCGCATTTTATTATCCTGCGTAAATCTTCTCCTTCATATTCTTCAGAACCAAACTCCCACTCGCATTCTGCTATGCTGAAAGCAAACGAACTCTGTGTTATATCACCCCTTTTTATACAGCCCCACAAGTTCATGTGGTCGGTGTTGTTCTCGTCCAAATCACATTCGTACCATAGTCCGATATAATCTGAACCTACCCTGCAAGTGCCGCTTAGAGTCCTACCTAACACATTATCTGAGTCGTGGTTGAATAAACATCTTACGTCATCGTTTAGACAATCGTCAAAAGCCCCTTGTACTATTATCTCTTTGCACCAACCCAAATCCGTTACCGAATTGTATATCGCTGCATAGCCACGAATTGTCTTTTTGCCCGATTCGTCCGCACGAACTTGTAATTTATGCCCTTGAAATACCCTTCTCTCTGCGTCAGGGATGTTATTTATATAGTCTTTTTTCATGATTTTGGCTGTGTGTCTTTGTTATAATATGAGTCAATTTTGTCGATAGGTAATAAATTTAATGGCACTAAGGTCACGTCCCCACCATCTATCGGGTTTTGGAACATATATTTTCTTCCTTCGTTGGGTGTGAAAATACCGTTGGTAACCAATTTGCTGACGTATTCTGCCTGACTCTGGCTATCTCCCCTCAATATCTCCGAATAATCGATAGAATAATACCAAGATGGCAGTTGTGCTGTGGTCAATAGTTTGCGTTCAAACTCGTTCTCAATCTTCGCACCCCAAGGCATCAAGCAGTCTTGAACATACTCTATCGATTGGTGTTCTATGTTTGAGAATGTGGCATTTTTCAAGTGCTGGACCTTATGGGGTGGCATCCTAAACCACCTACATATATCAACCACGTTAAATTCTCTTGATTCCAACAACTGAGCATCCTCTGGACTCATCGTTACCTTTTGAAAAGTTGCCCCACCTTCTATAATAGCAGTCTTGCCTGACTTCTCTACGCCTCCGTATGCCGACTCCCAACTATTCTTCACACGTTGATAGGCATCATCGCTCATTTCTTGTGGGAAAGACAATACACCCCCAACCGCTGCACCGTTTTGAAAAGTTGAATTGGCTAAAGTAGTAGCTGCCAAACCGCTTGCAAGAGACTCAACCGCATATCTTATAACCGATACGCCAGTGCATCCGTCAAGAGACAAACCTTTGATGTGTATCATATCCTCGCCCGCTACCTCATCTGGTATTCCAAACGGCCTCATCATTGTCTTGTTTACTTTATACATCATCGTGCCGTCGCTGACGTACATAGGTATCACATCATTTGACCATATAGGGTACAAAGCAATAGGGTTATATCCTTCGTCACGTTTTATATATGCGTAGCCGTTTCCGTTCATGGCGGCAGAAGCTATGAGGAATGATACCAAATCAAACCCCGAATTGATTTCGTTTGGTTTTTTGCGTACCAAAAATGCCGCTTTTTCTTGGTTTCTAGAATATTTTTTTGTCGTGCCTATATTAGAATCGTAAAATTCTTGATATAAATTGACTGGAAGTTTTGCAATATCCTCAGAAATGTTGCGGACACAAGCGTAGAATGTGCTAAGTTTTAGAGCGGTGTCCCAATTAACATCCACCCCTGCCTTGTTGACGTTCAAAAATTGGCTGTTCCAAATCGAAGCCCAACTGGTCGTAGGTTTCCCTTCCCCAATCGCCCTTTTCTGTGAGCGGGAGAAAGCATCCGACACCCTTTTTGCGATGCCGTTTAGAAAACCTATATTGTTAGGGCTTGCGATGCTACAATTTTATAGCATAGGTAAAATTTTATTTTAGTTAACTTGTATATATTATCAATCAGCGTAATACGGTTTTACGTTTTTTTAAAGCCATTGTTATAGTGTTGAGGTAGCTTTGGTAATCGATAAACTTATGGTGTCCGTAATAATAATGGAAGTTGTTATTGATTTCCTCAAACGCTGATTTCTGAGTCCCTCCTGTAACCTTCATGCGTTTTAACACTGCCTCCCTAAAGCAGATGTTGTTCTGCAAGTCGATGATCTTTTGAGGGTATCGTTTGACCTCCTGTTCGATGTTTTTATTTTCTTCCATTATTTTATATCTATTTAACTGATTTAATTTCCCAATATTCGAAGCCCACGTCCTTCCCTGTCGTAAACAGATTTCTGTTTTTTTGCCGAAAGTTCGTGGTCAACCTTCACCCCTAGCCCGATTATGATAGCTATAACACCGTCTATCTTACCCTTTTCGTTTGATTTTTTTACCTTGATATTGTCGTTTGGGTCGGTGTAAGTGGTGCAGTTGTTCATCATCCACCTAGTTACTGGGTTGAAGTTGTGGCAAATCCTGCCGTCTATTACCCTGCTTTCAAGTTCTTTTGACGGTGTACTCATGCTCTTGATGTTCTGGCCGAACCCCTTGCATTCAATACCCACGTCCTGAAGGAACACAATCGTTTCAACAGACTGGTATGGGTCATACCCTAAGCATTTTATATCGTAAATCTTCGATAGTGCCTCAATATCCTTTTGAATTACACGGTGGTCAATTGCATTTCCATCCGTAAGTTTTATATGACCGCTTTCAGCCCAAAACCTATAATTGTCTCCGTGTTCACCGTATAACTTCTCAGCCGTTGCTTCGGGTAGCCAATACCATTGGAGTGTCTGAACCGAACCATCGGGCATATCAAAGTTTAGCGATAGTGCGGCCAAATCCCTAACCGCTGCAAGGTCTAACCCTCCGCAACAAGTCATCCCTTTTAAATCGTTGGCCGAATATTCTTTACCGCAAGCCATCCAATCCTCATCGCTTATCCAGTGTTTGGGTTGGTTGACCCACTGATTTAGGTTCTTAACCCTGAATCCATACTGCTTTGAAGGTTGGTTCTGAACCCTTGTTAGTTCGTCCAATAACGATTCAAGTGATAGCGTCTGCCCTAATGATGGGTTTGATTTTACCCAGTTGCCCGAATCCGTCCAATCGTCCCCTTCGTCCATTGAATGTATGGCTACGAACAAAGCATCGTCCTCTTTCAAACCTCTAACCACATCGCTTGCAGTCTGTCTGAAATCATAACAAGGGGAAGTCATATCAAATCCTGCGGTCGTGATTATATGTACCAATGGTTGCCGCCTCGCCATTGTGGAAGACTTGATATTGTCGAACATCTCATCGTTTTTGTGGGCGTGGTATTCGTCAATGATAGCGGTGTGTGTGTTTATACCGTCTTGGCTCTTTGTGTCTTTCGAAAGCGGTTTGATGGAAGAATTATTGATTGGGTTGTAAACGGCATATTGCAATAGTTCAAATTCGCTCCTCAAATCTGGGCTTGCTTCCACGAATTTTTTGCAGTCCCGAAAACAAATCATAGCCTGTTCTGATTTTGTCGCCGCCACATAAACCTCTGCCCCTGCTTCTCCGTCCATATCGATTGCCCATAGTGCAGCCCCTGCCATCATTGCCGTCTTTCCGTTCTTTTTGGCTACCTCTGTATAAGAATATCTAAATCTTCTTGTGCCGTCCGACTTTTCCCATCCGTAAACATTCCAAATAATAAACTGCTGCCACGGTAATAACTCAATCGGTTTGCCTGCCCATTCTCCTTTCCATTGGTGAATCAAACTAAAATATTCAATCACCGCTTCTGCCTTGTTACGGTTAAACTTCCAACCTTTGTCCTTTGCTTGCTTGAGGTCGTTCTTATACCTCCTGCAAGCTGCCTTTATCAGCTCCCCTGTCACTATCTTTCCCGATAGCACGTCATCCACATATATTTCTGCCGTGTGTTTCAACTATGCTTTCTTTTTTAGCTTGTCAATTATCTCAGCCCTTTTGCCTACTGGTTTGCTCGCCCCTACGCTTATCCTTGTTCTACTTGCTGGGCTTAGCCCAAACTCATGGGATAGTTTTATTGCGTTTGCAATCGACCTATTCCGTATTCCTACCCACGGACTTGGTATCGGGTAGTTGTTCTCCCCAGTGTATTCGATAAACCCATCTGATTTTAACTTCTCGCAAGCCTGATAGTACAATCCTAGTTCGTTGCAATAAACCGCTAAAGTGTCCTTGTCTATGTTTGTGAATATCCCAAGCGATACAAGCTGTGGGCAAACTTCCTCCCATATTCTTACACCATGTTCGTCCAAAATCCTGTGCGGGTCGGGCGAAAATTTAAAAATATCAGGTTTTGGCTCATCCTCAAACTTGATATTATCCTTCTTTATTGTC